GGTGTTTTTCAGTCATTCGGCGGTGGGGGTGGTAGTTCAGCATTCGGAGGCGCAGGCTCATGTAATACGAGCAGCGGAACCGGAGCGGCCGGAGCGGCAAATACGGGAGGCGGGGGAGCAGGCGGCATGGCGCCTTCCGCCGCAGCAGGTGGTAACGCGGGGACAGGCGGGGGAGCAGGCGGCTTTGTTGACGCTATTATTGGAGCACCGAGCGCTACTTATGCCTATGTGGTTGGTGCCGGTGGTGCTGCCGGGGCGGGGGGCGCAGGAAGTACCGTAGGTGAAGCCGGAGGTGCCGGTGGGTCTGGTTATATTGAAGTGACCGAATTTTACATATAAGGAAAAATCATGTTTATCCCCGATGATGAAAAAGACGACCGCAAAGCAGCGATCCAAAAGCTTATGGACCTCATGAGCAGCGAGACGGGCAAGCGCCTGGGAGGCCTAAAGAAGCCGATAGCTGCGGGCGTTATGATCGAGAAAGATCCCGATAAAGACGGGGATGACGACATGCCCGATCCTATGGAAAAGATGGGAGACTCGGACGACGAGCAAGAGCCGAGCGATGAGGAAAAGGCCGAGATTGAACGCAAGTATCATAAATTTTGCATGGGCGGAAGAGCATGAGCTGGACTACAGCCGATCTATTAAGCACTATTCAGAATAGGGAAATGTTCCCCGATGCTTCTACGGGTTCATTGAGCCCTGCGGTGCTGCTGCAATTCGCTACCGAGGAGCTTTACCTCACGGTGGTGCCGCTACTTACGGGGATTCGTGAGAAGTATTATGAAACCTATCTTGATACTTTATACACCCCGAGCACTGCTTCAATAACGTTACCTCAGCGAGCTCTAGGTAACGCCTTATCATCGGTGCAGTTTATTTATAACAATATGGTACGGCAGCTTATGCCGATTGACCCGGGGCAAATCACGACGGTGCAACCCTCGGCGTATCCCGATAACTTTTATTTCCAAAACAATTCCATCGTGCTTTATCCTCCCCCCAATGCGTCGCTCGGCACCATACGGATGCGCTACTTTCAGCGCCCCAATCGGCTTGAGCAAACCATAAACTGCGCGCAGATTACCAATGTAAATCTCAGCACGGGCGTGGTTACCTGTACGCCGCCGACAGCGTGGACGACCTCTAACACGTTTGATTTTATCCCCAAATATGCGGGGCAGGCTACTCCCTATGGGTTGGGGAGCACCATTTCTAATATCTCTGGCTCTTCAATGACATTCAGCAGCATACCGCAAACCGCGGTGGTGGGAGACTGGATTGCTTTGACGGAATATACCCCCATTCCCGAAATTCCGTTTGAACTGCAAGCGTTGCTCGCTCAAGCTACCGCCTGCCGGGCCTTGGCTGCGGTGAATGACCCGACGGGGCTCCCCAATGCTAAAGGCGACCTGCAAATTATGGCAGCCTCAGCGGTCAAGCTTCTTACGCCGAGAGATCAAGGCGGCTCTAAACGAATAGTATCTGGCTGGAGGCAGTTTTGACCCAATCGCTGGTTATCAACATCAAGGGTCTTTATACCTACCCGAGCGATCTCGCTGCGGTGCCTCAAGGGGCATTGAGCGTGGCGGATAATATTGTCATTGATAAAGATTCGATCGCTGAGCCTCGCCGAGGTTTCGGCTATCTTACTCACGGCGCCGGGGTGCAGAGTGCGTTTAGCAATGCGAGCTATCGAGCAAATAAGATCTATTTTTATCAGAACCAGATCCTTTGCAGCTATTCAACAGCTCTTCTCGCCTATCATAATTCTTCTAGCGGGTGGGTTAACTATTCTGGTACTTACACTCCTCCAGCATCAACTAGCCCGGTTCGCTCGGCCCAGTCAAACAATAACTTCTATTTCACCACCATCAACGGGGTCAACAAGCTTGACAGCTATACGGGTACCCCTGTGGCCGTGGGTGCGCCTCAAGCCTTAGATCTTCAGACCTCCATAGCGGTGGCTCAGACCCCTACGGCTACGGTTACCAATACGAGTGCGGTGCTTACCTCCCTTTCCTCAATCGCGGGCCTTGGCATTGGCATGAGCGCCAGTGGGACCGGTATTCCGTCAAACTCCTATATAGTCTCGTTCAATGGGGCGACGGTCACGCTCAACAATGCGGCAACGGCGAGCAATTCCGGGGTGACGGTAACCTTCGACATTCCTGCAACGTGGCTTTTACCTTCCATCGCCGCGGGGACTAACGCCTATATCACGGGTTACCGCATTCTCTGGACCTATACCGATGCTAATCAGAACCAACTATTTGGTGCCCCGAGCCAGTTCTCCCAATTGTCTAACTACACCGCAGGGACGGTGGCGAGCATCGTTAACTTTTCGATCCCTCCCGGCGTCACGACGAGTTACCAATATCAAATCTACCGTTCTCCTGCAGTTGCTTCGGGCACCCCGACCGACGAGGAGCAGCTGTGCTACCAGGGTTCTCCCACTGCCGCAGATCTTACCTATGGGACCATTTCGGTGCTGGATCTCGTCCCTGATGCGCTGCTTAACACGACCATTTACACGGCGCAGAGCCAGGAGGGGTTAGCAAATGAGAATCTGCCGGCTCCTCTTGCCCTTGATATCGCTGATTTTCGCAACTGTATGTTTTATGCAAATACCAGCACGGTGCAAAACTACACGCTGAACCTTTTGGGAACTGGGCCTGCTACCGGGGTGCAGTCGGGGGATACGATTGTCATCGGAGGGGTGACCTATACCGCAGGGAGCACCGAGACCATCTCGTCGGGAACCTTTGCCGTGGCACCGGTGGTGCTGGTGACGCCTACAGGGAATACCAACACCAACACGACGATTAATTCCATCTCCTCAATGGCAAGCATTGCGGTGGGGCAATCAATCTCTGGTACGGGGATACCTGCGGGAACCTTTATAACTTCTGTCAACGTCGGTGGCTCATCGCTCACTATTTCTCAAGCGGCAACCGCAAGCGCTTCAATCACGCTCACTATTACCGGGGACTCTGCTGCTCAGGCGATCCGTGATACGGCACTTTCACTTATAAGGGTAATCAACCGCTATGCGTCGTCCACGGTTTTTGCATACTACCTCAGTGGTCCAACCGACTTACCGGGGCAAATCTATATATCGGGCAAGAGCGTCGGTGCTTCTGCTTTTACCCTTACCAGCTCACGCGCCACGTGCTGGAGCCCGGCGCTGCCTAGCTCTGGCTCGACTCAGATAAGTACTAACTCGAGCAATAAAAACTACCTCTACTACTCCAAGGTGCAACAACCTGAGGCGGTGCCAGTTGGTAATTACCTTCCCGTGGGGAGTGCCGATAAAAACATCCTTCGCATTATTGCCCTGAGAGACTCGCTGTTTATTCTCAAAGAAGACGGCATATTCTATCTTACCGGTACTGACCCTACCAATTTTCAGGTATGGCCCCTCGACCTCACTACCCGACTCATCGCGGCAGAAAGTGCAGTATCGCTCAACAATCAAATCTATTGCCTTACCACCCAAGGTGTAGTCTCCATCACTCAAAACGGCGTAGCAATTATGTCACGCCCCATTGAAGATAACCTTCTATCCCTTGTCGCAGCGAACTATGCAACCTTGCAGGCAACCAGCTTTGGCGTGGCGTACGAGAGCTCACGAGCTTACTATCTTTTCTGTATAACAAACGCGACTGACACTGGGCCTACTCAGTATTTCAGATATAATTACCTCACCAATACCTGGACGCATAGTGTCATTTCAAAAACGTGCGGTGGAGTAAACCCACTGGATGATAAATTGTATTGTGGCAATGCGGTCCATGCCATAATTGACGTAGAAAATAAGAATTTTGACTATACCGACTATTCAGATTACCAAAGCACCCAGACCATAAGTGCCGTTTCTGGTACCAGTGTAACGATCTCCTCGAGCGATACCATTGAGGTAGGCTCAATCATATTTCAAAGCAACTCGGTCTTTGGCACGGTCGCATCGGTCAACACGATCACCGGTGTCTGTACCACCACCCTGGCGACTAACCTTGCCACCGGTGCGGCAGACATCCTCGCGCCGATTAGCTGCAACATAACCTGGATCCCGACGAGCTTTGCCAACCCAGGGATAACCAACCCTAACTATCTCTTTGCCAACCCAGGGCTGTCTAAGCGGTATAGGGAAGTAGCCCTACTCTTCTACGCTGATTTCAACGGTTCCGGCTCGGTAGTCTTTACCTCCGACGTACAGCCGACTGGCTCAACCGAGCTGATAACGGGGGGCTACGTGGGTGGCTGGGGGCTCTTTGGGTGGGGTGGCACGAATGAAACGCCCCTGGGGGTGCCGTGGGGTGGCGATCCTCGCAGAAGGCCGATCCGTATCATGGTCCCTCGGCAGCAGCAGCGGGTGTACGCTCCTTACGGTGAGCTTCCAACACGCCTATGCTTATTCCCCCTGGCAGTTGCAGGGCATAGCGTACGTGGGTGACGATACCAGCGAAAGGACAGGCAGCTAATGGCGAGCTTACCCCCTATTCGCAAATTATATCTTGAGGATTATGCCACGCAGAAGGCATGGATCGGCCCCTTGCTGCTCATCCTTAACACCTTTATGAGTGCGGTTGTCTCGGCTCTTACTAAGGGGCTTACTGTAGTCGATAACACTACGGGAGATATCCTTTATGTGACGCTTAACACCGTGCCGAGCGCTAAAGTACCGGTGCCGATCGCCTGGAATAAAAGCATTTCCCCCGTGGCGGTTATGGTCGGGCAAGTGAGTTATTCGGCAACAACGCCTGCCCCGAGTGGAGTGGTGCAAGTTGAATGGCAAATGAATACGAAAAATACCGCTGTTGAGATCATAAATGTAAGCAGCATTACCCCTACCCAGGCGAATACCTATACTCTCACGCTTATTTGCATAGCAGGATAGACCATGGCAATTGTCGGCACCGATGAAGATGAAAATGGCACCGCAGGCGGGAGCTCTAATCCTGCTCCTCCGACTACCTCAACGAGCGCCAACGGTACTGCCGCAACCGGAGCTCAGGAAGGGATTCCCTACGGTGGCGCGGGCGGAGGATTCGCCGGTGGTGCTGGTCAGGGATCAGGCGCCAGTGGTGCTCCTCCTGTCTCGGCTCCCGCTTCTCCGACTGCCCCTGGGGGTGGTGGGGGCTATGCGAACCTTAGTCAGTACCTCCAGGCTAACCAAACTACGGGGGGGACTACGGGGCAGGCTGCTGCTGATTTCGTGCAGGGGCAGGCCACCGGGGCGAATGCGGCTAATCAGCAGTACAGCCAGGATGCATCTAACGATATCGCCAACGCCGTATCGGGGCTCGGGCAATCTCAATCCGTTTTGGGCGGCATTCAAACTCAAACCGATGCGAATAACCAGGGCGCCTTGAATGCGGTATCGGCAGGCACGTATAACTACACCGCCCCCACTGCGGCTCAGTTAGCCGGAGACAGCAGCTCTGCCCTCGCCGCTATTGCCGCTCAAACCCCTGGCACCTATACCGGTCCTACCTCATTTAGCCCGGTGGGCGCTTCCGTTCCCCAGGGTGCGGATGTGAGCTATGCCGGTCCTACCGTAGGGAATTGGTCGGGGCAAACTGCTACCGATTACGCGAATGCCAATAATCTAGGCAACGCTCTCGGGGGCACTAATGGCCAGGGAGGCTATGCAGGAGATGCAAGCCAGGGGCAGAGTGGGGTATCGGCCCTGCTTAATAACGCCTACACCAGTCCAGGTTATACCGCAGGGGAGAATTCCCTGGATGCATTCCTTGCAGGGGGCAACCCCACCGGACAAGCCGCGCTCCAAGGGGTGTCAGGCTTAGGGCTTGCGAACTACAATGCCTATAACGGGATCAATAGCTTGTTGGGCAACGCGGTAACCGCGGGCCAGAATGAAGCGACGGCTACAAATGACGCGTACGCCAATGCGGTCACTTCTGACCAACAAGCCGCTCTAGCCCAGGATCAAGCAGCCATGGCTGCGGCACAAGGGACCTCATCGGCTAGCGCTAAGGCAGCAGCAGCGGCGGCAACGGCGGCTCAGGCGCAGCAGGCAGCAAATGCGACGAAGGTAGCTGCTAATGCTCCGGTTCCGACAACTAAGGGAAGTCCACAGGCGCAGGTGGGAAACGCGACTAAACAAGCCGCCGGGGCAGTCAAAGGTAGCCTCTCCGCAGCGTCCTTGGCGAACCAGGCAAAAACTTCGGGGCCAAGTCCAGATGACAATTTGGCGAAGTTAGGCAGCGCAGTTCCCACGGCCTTGAACAGCAATACGGGAAAACAGGCGATAAATTCAGCCAAGCAAGTAGTCGGGAGTGTTAATCCTTCCCACTGGGCATTCGGTGGCAAAGTTCCTTCTTATTCAAAATTACTTAGCAAGCTAGGGAGATGATATGAGCGGCTGGTCAACTTTCATGGACAATCTAGGCTTTGGGACATCTTCCCAGCAGAAGCAATCAAACACCGACCAGCAGGCCGCGATCAATGCCTATTCTGGCTTGACGCCTCCGACACTTACTCCCGAGCAAGCTCAATATCAACAGGCGACGAGCCAAAGCCCTTCCGCAGTGGGCAACGTGAGTGCAAATCCTGCTGACGTGCAGGCCCAGCAGTCGCAAATGTCAGCCTTGAGCAATCTCGCACAAAATGGGGGCAGAAGTGCTGCATCGGATGCGAACCTCGCCCAGGCCCAGCAGTCTGCAAATTCAAATGCAGCAGGCCAACGGGGTGCAATCCTTGCTAACGCCAATGCGCGTGGCGAAGGGGGCTCAGGTGCTTCCCTCCTTGCACAGCTGTCTTCTAGTCAAAATGACATGAACCAACAATCCCAAGCGGACCAAAATATCCTTGGTCAAAACCAGCAAAATGCCTTGCAGGCGGGGCAAGGAGCGGCTCAAATCGGCTCGAATATGGAGAATACTCAGTACCAACAACAAGCGAACCAAGCGCAGGCCCAGGATGCGATTAACCGCTTCAATGCCGGTCAGCAAACCCAGGTCAGCGGGAATAATGCACAGATCGCAAATCAAGCGCAACAATACAATACCGGGCTTGAGCAAACCCAATACGGCGATCAATACCAGAAGCAACAAGGCATTGCGAATGCGAGCCTAGGAGCGGCAAATGCTCAGCAAGCCCAGGCAAATATGGGGGCTCAGCAAGCAGGGGGGCTTTTCGGTGGCGCGATAAAATTAGGCGCCACCGCAATGGATGATTATTCCGGCGGAACTTCCGGCGGTGACGAATCTTATGGAGGAAAGATCCCAGGGCAGGCCAAGGTTCCTGGCAATTCCCGTCTTAATGATCTCATCCGCGCCAATCTATCTCCCGGCGAGGTGGTGGTACCCCGTTCTTTGGTCATGGGGGGTAAGCCTTCTCAAATAGCTAGCTATGTAAAAAATCCTCCCTCGGCTACAGAACCCGACGAGGTAAAAGCCGCTAAGCTCCAAGCGTTGCAATCACTGAGAAGGAGGGCGTAGTCATGGGTGCTTTTGCCGATGATGAAGATGACGATAACGGAACCGATGTCCAGGACATGGATACCGATAAGCAGCAACAGTTGTATGACTACCTCAAAGGACAGCAGGATACCGCCGATTCGCCTGCTCCCAACCCCATAAGTCAAGGAAGTCAGCAGCAAGCGCCTGCCGATATGATGTCTGCAATGCAAGCAGATACTCTCCCCTCGCAATCGGCAGCTCAAAGCGATGATGACTCTGACGATAGCGATGACGACGATAGTTCATCTCCAGGAGGGGGAGGAGCAAAGCTTGGGCTTGCCTCGGCGTTGGCTTCTCCCGATGTGCCCCCCGCGCAGAAGCAGAGCGCTATTCAGCAATATCTTTCACTTATAAAAGGGGGCAATGATCAGATTGCAGCAGCTCAGCAGCGAGCGCACAGGACTAATACTATAGCTAATATCGGTGATGCTCTCGAGACAATGGCAAAAGCAAACTCCATGGCTCACGGTGGTGCAGGGGTAGACTCAAGCTTTTATCAGGGACTTAAGCAACAAGGGCAACAAGGGGTAGCGCAGGCCCAGAATCAACGCGATGCTGCAATAAAGAGTTATTTGCAACAAAAACAACTTGGCACCCAGGCAGATGACAACGACCCTCAAAGCGCTGCCTCCCAAGGTGCACAGAAACTATTTTCTCTTACTCATCCCGGGATCACCGGGGGTATGTCCGGTATGTCAAAAGCACAATTAGACAGTGCCTCTACGAGCGCCGATAAATTGCAAGATCTTTTGAGCACTACCGCTAACAAGAAAATGCAAATAGCTGCTGATCAGGATAAGGCCGAGACAAAAAGCGGTGATACAAGTGTTGCCTCAGGAGAGCCGACAAAAGGTCAGCTCAAAGCCTATACCGATCTCAATCAGCGAATTGTGCAATTTCGTGGCAATCAGCAAGTGCAACGTGCGGCGATGGGGGTGGGAAGTGGTAAAAGAGCGCTTGATTTAATCAGCCTTTATCCCGATCCTAATCAGATGCCTCCCGATAAAGCAAATTTGCTCGCAACTGAAATTGCGGCCATGGCCACCGGTGGGGTGCCTACAGAAGCCGGAGCGCATAACGTCGCAGCTGATACCGTGGCCTCAAGGTGGGCTCAATTTGTGCAAAAGGTGGGCAACGAGCCTACAGGTGCGCAGCTGGGTGCTTTCATCGGACAAAACAAAGCTTACATACAGGACATGCTAGGGACTAACCAAAGCATCGTTAAGGATTACCAAAAAACTATCTACGATGGATACAAGCATCGTATCGGAGATTCCCTCGATAAAGAATTTCACGGCAATCACCCTGATATGTTTCCCGGTGATCAAGCAGGCCCTCAGCAGAGCCAACAACAAGCACCACAGCAGCAAGCACCTAAGCAGCAGGGTGTCGTAGCGGCCTCTACTCATCCTCAGGCGCAGCAAGCCGCTGACTGGGCAAAGGATCATCCTAGTGACCCAAGGGCTAAAGTGATCATTCAGCGATTAGGAGCCAAAAATGCCGCAGGCCTTTGATCCCGATCAATTCATTGCAGACACAGCACCGCAGCCGCAACCTGCAGCAGCTCCAGCATTTGATCCCGATGCATTCTTGGCTCAGACTCAGGCCTCCTCGTCGCCGGCAAAACCTACCGACCAAGATGATTTAATGCCTTTTCTTGAAAGAGAAGTGCCGGCAATAGGGGGAATGGTAAAAAATGCGGCTATAGGTGCTGGTAATGCATTAATGCACCCCTTAGATACCGCGCAAAATATTGCCAATTCAGTTGCCGACACCTCCCCGGAAGATATTGCTAGAATAGGAAGGAAAATCCCTATAGTTGGCCCAGCTATTGACTGGCTCAACAAGCAAAGCGAAGGAATGCCTGGCCCATTGGGGCTTCCTCCCGGCTATAGCAAAATAACTGAGGCCCAGGATGCACAACACGCTCAACAGCACCCCCTAACCGATTTTCTTCAAGGCGTCCCTGGTCTCGCCGCTCTCCCCGCCGGGCATCTAGCTCAGGCCGGGGCCCTTGCGGTAGATGCATTTCAACGCTCGCTTGCTCAAGGGGACGATACCCTTACTGCTATGAAAAAAGCGCGTAATGCCGGGATACTCACATCCTTAATGCTGAAAACGGGAGATGCCGTCAGCGCAGCGCCTGGAGTGATCGGTCGCTACGCAGCAAAAGAAGCAGGGGTACAACCTGAAACGATATCTCGTTACCTAGCTAATCCTGAAACAATGACTGCAGCGGGTAAAATTCCTGATGAGGGCTTTAAAGATCTAGTTGACCAACGAATTGCACCAATCAATCAAGCCGCAGAAGATGCGCAAAATATGGTGGAGGCTTCAAAAGGAGCGGTCCAAGACACTAAGGAAATTCCTCCCGATCTCGCAATGGAGGTTCCTCAAAGCCTTGCTCCCGACCTTGAGGCCCGACAACAGGCTTTAGATCAGGCTCAGCGAGGTGTTGAAACAGCTCAGGAAAATGTAGCTAATACCAAACTTCCTCCTCAGGATATAGCCGAAGAAATCCCTGCGCATCTTGATACTCAGGGCGAGAAGCTTCACGGCCTCTCCATGCAGGCTTTCGATACTTTGAGCGATGAAGGGCATACCTTCCCCGAGGATCAGCTTACCGGTGCTATAGATAAGCAAATGGAAGGATTAAAGATTGCAGGTGTGGTCCCTTCGCTGGGTCCAGATGCTGCGGCCTATGCTGCGCTTGGCAAATTTAAGGGAATGGTAACTAAAATAGGGGATAAATTAAGTGGTGGCATTGAAACGCCAGAAATCGCCGATCCCGATGCTATTGGCAATACAAAGTCTTTGCCTGAAGCGTCTGAGCGGCCCCCTGCTGATATTCCTGCCCCTATTGTAAAGAAGCTAATTCAACAGCTCGATGGGGTTTCAAAAGAATCCTATTCAACTAATGCAGGAGCTTTATCACCTGCCGCAGCCGGAAATCTTGCGCAAGTCCGCTATAGCTTTGACCAAGCCGTGAAGGAAGCTTCTCCTGCTTATGCTGAGCAAATGGCTCAACTTGCTCCTCAGGTCCGGCTTGTCAATGATATGTCTAAGATTTTTGGCAATGAACAAATGGCAATGGGAGCGCTTAAAGCTGCCTCTGACCCGATGACTCCCCGTGGTGCTTTTGTGCGCCAAAAACTCGCTGAGTATGACGCGCAGAATGGTACTAATTTCGCGCAGCGGGTGTCAGATTATTCCGATATCCCTAAAGCTATCCTTAAAGCGAATCAAGACCTCTTGGAGAACTTGAAGCAGACACAAGGGGGGCAACTCCTTACCAATGAGATGCAAAAATCCTTCGGTAGTGACCAGAAGGTATTGCAGGCATTAAGAGCGGCGCGTGACCCTCAGAGTCCTATAGGGCAAACAATGCGTAATCTGCTTGCGCAATATGATCAAGCAAAAGGTACTAATTTTTCTCAAAGAGTAAGTCAATATTATGACACTCCTCAGGCCAATTTATCTGCGGCGCAGCAAAATTTGCAATATGCAAAAGAAGCTGCCTCTAAGGTAAATAAATTGGGGCCTAACTCAACGCAGTCAGTTCTCCCCAGCATTGGAAAAGGAAAAAATATTGAGGCTGCCCGTCAATTAGAGGGTGTCGATCCTCAGTTGTTGCAGATGGCAAAAGACCGAGAAATGATGAAGCAGTTCCAACGACCTACGACGAACGGGAGCCGAAAGGCAGTCATGGGAAGAGGGATAGGAGGCGCTGCTGGAGCTGCTGCCGGTGGTTTTATGGCAGGTCCTACGGGTGCCGTAGTCGGTGGGTTTCTCGGCCAAGCTGCTGGGGGCTTTGCTGGCGGTTTGGCCGACCTCTACGGTGGTCAAGCGGTCAAAATGGCTCTAGACGCGGGTATCAAGATAGATCATCTCACTCCTAAGCTTGCCAAGACGGTCTTAAGCGCAGCTCAGGGGGGCCCCAAAGCCTTGGCGATCACTCACTACATGCTCAACCAAACCGACCCTGCGTATCAGAAGGCCAACAACCCCAATGGTGTACAATAGATAAATATGGTAAAATTCCGGTATCAAAAAACACAATTTATCCCGGAGATTTGCCATGGCTATTCCTGCCTCACTTAAAGTCGTAGCCGATTTTCAATCCCTCCTTGTTGCCTGCGTCGGTATAGCGGAAGATTTTAAAGGAAAGTCATCAGTCGCCGAGTGGTTTGCCGCGGTAAGTCAAGTAGGCGTGATCCTCGGCGAAGTAGCGCAGATTGTCGTTGATATCCCTGCCTCTATTCCCGAACTCAAAGGCATGCAAGAAGCCGACATCGCTGCCATGGGTGCGGCCTGCGTCGGTATCGTGGAAGCCATGATCCAGGCGATTGATGCAAAATAGAGGGATTAGATGCACTTTTTTATCCGATTAGTTATAACGGAGATAGTGCAGAAATTATTTGATTTCATTTCGAACCAATGGGGTACTAAAAATCGAACCGATACGCCTCCAGCTCCTCCCCCTGGTAAAGGACCTGTCATTTAAGTACGGCTTACCGACGTCGCTGGTAAATGCCATCATTGAGGTAGAATCCTCTTACTGCCTCTATGCCGTGCGTTTTGAGTTTAAAGCCGGGTATACCACGCCTGAAAAGTTCGCTCTCCTTAACGGCATTACTACCGAGACAGAACTCAATCTTCAAAAGTTCTCATATGGGCTTATGCAGCTGCTCGGCTCCTCGGCTCGGGATCTCGGCTTTGAGGGTCCTCTTCCTTCCCTGCATCAACCGGAAATCGGCATTGAGTGGGGATGCAAGAAATTGGCGCAGCTGGAGAAGCGCTACCCGATTGGGTCCGATAGTATCGCGGCCTATAACACCGGTAGCCCGCTTTACGGCCCCGACGGGCATTATGTTAACAGGGCCTATGTTGACAAAGTCGAAAGCCTCTTTTCTCAAGTCTCTGATTCTTGATTTAGTCATTTACTGACAAGTCATGGTAAAATCCCCCTACATTTTCACACTGGGGGTATCTTTATGAAGGCATTGGCTTTATTGGTTCTATTTTTCTGCTTTAGTTGCTGCGATGCCTCAACTGAGGATTATTCCCTGTTTGCTGCCAATTTTATGCCGGAAAATGACCTGGCCTCTGCCGATGATATCAGTCATTCAATGGGGATAACCGAACGCGAGTTCGACGAGGCCTGCGCTGATGTCCAGGCATTTTTTGGTCCTATTTTCGCCAAGCATAAGCTCATCCTTAAGGTCGTCAAAGAATGGTCAAATAGTACGGTCAATAGCTACACTTTTAGAGAAGGGGCTGTTCAAGAGGTCCACGCGCTGGGAGGGCTCGCCAGATCCAAATATATAAGTAAAGACGGTTTTCTGGCAGTTTTAGGGCACGAAATCGGGCACGCCTTGGCGGGGGTTCCGCGGTACTCTGGGATAGACTGGGCCTCCGTGGAGGGCGAGTCGGACAGATATTCTACTGCTGTGGCTCTACGGCACCTATTTGCCCCACAGGAGATGGAAAATGCGATGGCAATCCTTGGTATCCCCGAATATCCAAAAGCCCTCTGCGATAGGGCCTGGGCCGCTGAAGACGACCAGCTGCTTTGCTACCGCATTATGCAAGCCGGTAAACAACTGGCCGACCTACTTTCCCAAGGACAAGCCACCTGGGACGGTAAAGACCCCCAAGTGGTGAGCAAAACGTTTGAGGGGCACCCGGGGGCGCAATGCCGCGCACAAACGTTTTTCGCCGGGGCGTTAGATCAAAGTGTTTTTGATTTGGCGGTGATTCCTGAAAGCGAAAGTGAGTCTTACCAATATTCAGCAGCGGCTGGAGAAGTAGGTGAGCGTCCCCGGTGCTGGTTTAAGCCGGGGGTGTAGTTCCTGACCCCTGCAAGTCCCCTACCCGATGTGTTGTAGCGGTAGGGCCAGGAATCCATAGCTTAACATGTATTGCTAACTCGCGGTAACTTCGGTATAAACAAGGAAATCGTGCGGTAGTTAAAAGGGTGACATAGGACGCTATGCTCTAGAGAACGCTACATAAAAGAGATGTCGGGTTAGCCGTCCGACCCGCATGATTTACACAAGGCCCGCAGGAATAGTGCGCAACACTAACGTCGGCGGCCTTGTGCTTTCCCCCTCAAATGCATCTTACCGGGTTAGCTTTTTCTCTCGCAATTGTCGCTTTCCATATTTGGTATATTCTCCACTGCATCAAGTGAGGCCACCAGGGGTAATTGGCTAGCTTCTTTCGCTGCCGCTTGTTCATTCACTATCCCCGCTCGCAATTTTATAGAAATTCTTTATTATAGGTCATAGCCAGACCAACAGTTTGGGCTATAGGGGCTGAGAGACGCGCAAAAATCGAGCGGCCCCTATTCTAAAAATCATCTCTTCTCAATAATCCCCAATTCCTCTTGTTAAATGAACATCCTCAAGCTTATCGCAGGCTTCTTTTAATGCCGCATATTTTTTAAAGTAATTATGATTAAAATATATGGAATTGTCTTTATCCGCATCTAGGTAAGATTTAGCTGCAATCGCGATCGCGCGTAGTTTCGGATAATCTTTATCTCGAAGTTTACGCAGGCAGTTCTTGCAAGTTACTAAATTCTGCTGTCCAGTAACGCGGGGAGCCCAAGGCAATTCGCAAATAACTTGAAAACAAGTCTGACCTGCCATTTTTCCTTCGCCAATGATTTTCGGTTTCATTTTGTCTATAAAATGCAAACCAATCTCCCTCCTGCTATTATTTTATATACTGCTTTTACCCCTGACATGATTATGCCAATGCCCCCATAGAAGCCATTCCAGTCCTTTTTCCCTAAGGTGCCATCGACATATTTCCTACGGTGCGTTGCGTCGCAAAGGGTTCCGTCCAGATCAATTATGACTGCTGGTGGCAAAGTCACCATGTATGGTTCCTTGTTCAATAAATCCACCCTGTATGGTGATGCTAGCAGCGTCTTGGATTTACTTGCTTCAACTTATTGCATGAGTAGCAAACGATATCGAAACCGTTGTAGTAGCTGCCTTCTTTTTTTATCACATGCCAATTATGAAACCCAAAATAGCAAAATAGTCGCCTCATTTAATCCACCATATACGGTAAGTTCAATATACATCCCTACCTACGTCCTTGCTTTGGCCAGCAATCCTCGCAAAGAAGATTTGGTAAGTATATAGGCTCTTGTTCGCATATTTCGCATTTGCCCGAAACTCTTTTTCCTTTGTAGTTAACTATCAGATCTCTAAAATACCTACTCAATGAACCAATGCTTATGTCAACCTCGAATTTTTTACTTATAGCTGCCCTAATTCTCGTTATCGGCATACCCTTAAGGCGCATTGTAACAGCTGCTTCCAGTGCTTTCATCTTCTTAGGGTTGGCATCTATTCGAGGAGACCCTAGTATTTTACCTCGATCCCTTGCTGCCTTAAGGCCAAACCTTATTCTATCAGCGATAAGCGTGGCCTCTAGTTCAGCCATATTACACATAATCTGAAATTGAAAATTCCCGGAAGGCGTAGTTAAATCCACATTTTCCCTTACCGATATAAGTGATACCCCGTTTTTCTTAAAATAATCTGCGATGGTTAGAACCTGCAAAGACGACCTACCGATTCTGTCAAAAGCATATACGATTATTTCGTCACCTCGTTTAGCCTTAGCGATTAATCGCTGGAGGTTGTCATTTGTTACCTTACCGGTCCCTGTATCGTCCACCCATTCGTGTATGGTGCTTTCATCATATTTACCGGTGATGGCTTTCTTTTGAGCAGCATATTCTTGCATCCCCGTGGACACTCTGACATAGGCATATCGCGTCATTCCTACCCCCAACAAGTTTCTAACCTGTTGGGATGTTTATAGAAACTTTTTTGAAATGTCTATCAAAATAGAGGTCTTATTTGAAAGGTCATTTTAGTATGGTAACCCTGTTCATTAAAGACTTTCAGCTAGTAGAGATCTGATTATTGAACGCCATCAATCAGGTCTATAAGCTCATCATATCTATCATCGGTATCCGAATCTTCGGCGAGCCATTTTTGCACCAGTTCGACTGCGCGTCGTTGTTTTATAGTTCTTTTTTCCGGCAGCTGGCTAAGCATGAATTTAATTGCACTCATCAACTCGAAATAATCCCCCGCTGAGAATTCGTGATCTTTATCACGCCGCCGGTCATAATGAGCAATCAAAGCACGGAGTCTTATAATAAATTTCTGTTCCTCACTCATGCCTCACCCTATCTCTTTCTAACTCGGCAATTCGCTTCATCAAAAACAACTTTCATTAATTGCGCCCCCAAAATATAATCTACCCCTTCAATTGAAGGGGCTTGATCAACATCAAATTCTATCTCATAATTAGCGCCGCTTAGATTTGGGTTATTGTCTAGTTCATATGCCATAAAGCATAAAAATTTCATATTCATTATCCCTCCAGCATCTTAGCAGTTTCAATCGCAGCGGTTACCGCTCCTGCAATGGTAGGTTTACCTTCAAGCAGCTCAAGCACCTTCTTCTTTAGCCCCATTATCTTCTGAGTAACAAGCTCCCGCTCCAATCGCTCAACAAACACGGGATCAGCAGCGGTGAATACTCCTGGCTTAGGCATGTTCTGCACGCGAGGGAGAGGAGGGGGAGCACTATAGACCTGCCGAGGTTTCGAGGCTTCATTCCCATCGTCGTCCTCATCTGCAACGACCCCTACCATAGCAGACAAAGCATAGCGACGCAGATAGGTGAGGCAGCTGCCCATTCCCTGAGGAGTATCCTGAGTCGGCTTCATGCTGAACTCGGACTGGAGCCATTGTCCCGACTTGTGCATGATTCTGGTGCCTAGTCCTACTCTCCCATCGGTATAGAAAGGGGATTGGATTACCGCAAGGTTATGCTTGGCAAGGGCTGCGCGGCAAGCGCCCCAGACACTGGCGAGGTCGGCATACTTGCTCTTAAAGTGCGGGTTGGTTGCATCCTTGGGGGCTGGAGCTATCTCCGCCTGCGCTGCCGAGAGGGCTGCTGCAATTTCGTTTATCGCTTCTGACGTTATCATATTTCCCTCTTAGCCAATCATAAAGGAGGACGACCCAATAGCTAGAACTCATCATGCTTTTGCCTTCTTTGCTTCATGCTTCATTATTTCCCGGTGAATCATCTTCCTCAGCTTGACGCTTTGATTGTCATAGCCTTGCTCGCGCACGGTCATTTTCCAGGCTTTTGCATCTTCAGTAGTAAGACGAGCGACAGCGGAGAACGTGAGCTTTTTTGCATATAGTGGTGTACGCGACATAGTTACCTCATTTGGTTAAACAGATAATCAATTTACTCTTTATTATTAATCGTGTAAAGAGAATGTCTGTATAATTTAACCTGGAGAGAAAATGGGAACGTTATTTAATCAGCAAACTCGCAAGAGCTGCAGGGTGGGCATGGAAGATGTAGAGAGTTCTATTGAAAGAATTCAGCTTCTCAGCAAAAAAACTAAATTGAGTTTTGACCAAATTATGCGGGTATATGAGCACTTAGAGAAAGAACGATACAACACACTCTTAGTATGGGACTTCGATACTAAGGACGAGCAACTTGCGGGCTTCGGTAAATTGATACAAGAGGCTATTGAAACCCTTGCTGAAGTAATGCGCGAGGCTATTGAAAAAATGCCTGGTAGTGAGGAGCTAGAGTAAGCCAACTTGTCAGCCGCTCGCATTGGGTATAGAACTATCTCTTAACCCAAATTCATTAAGCGGCGGTTCCCTTTGGTTATTTTCTGTGATAAAAAGCTGAAATGCAAAAAGGCGTTCCTTTGGGGGGGGCGCCTTTTCACAATTAAAAGTCTCTGCCCGAGACAACTTTGTAAGGACGGTTATGCCTCATGATAGCTCCGATGTCAATAATTTCGAAGTCCAAACTACAAAAAAGATCCCATCTCAGGGCTCATTTCAAATCACCCGCAATATAGCGAGAGAATTTGAGGGAGAATATGCCCTATTTGGAGTCTATTCCCTCCTCAAGTCTGCCGCGGCTTGGGGTGATTTCACCGTTCATCTCAGAAAAAAACAAATTGCCAAAGATGGTCAATTAATAATCACCCTCATTGGCCTTGTAGATCTTCTGGGAATGGATCATCGCCGAGTTAGGCGTGAACTCGCAGTGCTTATAGCAATGGGTGCCATTGAGTTGGAAGACCGCGGTAAACAATGCATGGTCATAACTATTTCCGGCGCGATTAAGAAAAATGCACTTGAAGCCGCCTCGGAAATACCCGCCGCAAGACCGAAAGTGGGCAAATGCCCAGATTCAAAAGAGACCGAAAGTGGGCAAATGCCCAGATTGAAAGTGGGCAAATGCCCAGATTCGAAACCAACGAAAGTGGGCAAATGCCCAGATTCGAAACCAACGAAAGTGGGCAAATGCCCAGATTCGCCAATTCCCTCATCTATATTAAAAGAAGAATTATATTTAAAAGAAGAATTATATTTAAAAGAAGAACACACAAAGAAGAGCGTGGGTGTCTGTGGTTTAGGCAGGGATTGGTTTTTATGGGCTAAGGAAGCGCCGGGCTCAAATTACAAGGAGGAGGAGTTTGCGGCGGCGGTAAATGAAATGACCACCAGCGGCGGGATTGAGATCGCCGAGCTACGAGAACTTTATACCTATCTCAAAGAACAAGCAGACCAACCCACCAAGCCCGAAAAATTCAACCCTGGAAAATCCTTTAACCCTCTCATGTGGTCCAAACGGTGGGCGAACGGCAAGACCGCGCTTGAAACGGTAATCACGATGCTACGCAAAACGAAAAGCGCGCCGAAGGATGAACTGCAAGAATCATTTGAGTATGTAAGTAAGCTTCTTGGTTGGAGTAAGAATTGAAAGCGGACGGGATCAAGCACTTTCTAACAATATTAAAATCAGTAGTAACTGAGTGGGCACCCGCTGAATTAAATCCCCATGTAGTGGGAGCATTCCAGATGGTGCTCGGAGATTTTGCCGATGAAACTATAGGGGCCGCTTTCAATGAGGGGTTGTCAACTTTAACCTCTTGGCCTGCACCTGCCAAAATGCGCGCGATATGCTTTGAAATAGAACAGCGGGAAGAGAACAGGGAAAAATATCGGCAAAGCCTAGAATTTGACCTTGATGAAACTCCCAGAGAAAGCGGCGATACTTTTAATGACTTCGCCGATGATTTGTATTTCAAGGATCGCGCCTATTACGACAAAATCATAAGGTGACATGAGTAATACTAACCATAACCCTGGGTCATTTTGAGCAGAAGGATAGTTCTCACTTGTAGTCGCCATGTAGTCGCCCCAATTTTTCTGCCATTTCTTACCAAACCGCTTGAAATTATTCCCCCAATGTCGCATCGTGACTTAACCCTAATCGATCCCTTCAATGCTGAGCCCATATGCGCAACCGGAAAACTCTGCAGCCCTGCGACATCGTGTTCTTAGTGGACACCCGCGAGCAGACGCCTTTGGATTTCAGTGCTCTTGAGTCCAAGAAGCTCTTTCGAGTTGAGCGCGCCACCCTTGAAACCGGCGATTATTCCGTCAGGGGATTACAACGGACTGACTTGGTGGTGGAGCGCAAAAGCGTGGCAGATTTGGTGCAGTCTTTTACTACCAACAGAGAACCTTTCGAGAGGGAACTCCGCCGAATGCTTAGTTTCAATTCTAGGCTCGTGGTAGTGGAGGCTCCTTACTCGGATATTGAAAACGGGTTTGACGCGTCCAGAATGCTCCCCTGGCGTTCTCACGCTACTCCAGCGAGCATAGTTGGGTCCATTCAGGGCTGGATGGCTCAGGGGATCCCCTTTCACTTTGCCGCGGATCGTATCCAAGCCGCGAGGTTCGTCGCTAATTTTATGTGGCTTGTTACCCAGCGACGGTTCCGCCAACTGGCCGATTTCCACGCTGCACTGCCCCTTGTGGGTAATGAGGAGAAACCCGATGCTTAGTAAGAGAGAAATTGCTCAGATAATTACCACCCTGGAGTATGCCGGGCTGCAATGCCACGACAAAGACGGCGCGATTGGTAAGGCCATCCTCCTCAATGATGTAATTAACATCCTGGGCGGATATGAAGAGCCCGCCGAACCATGGGAGGAATGCCTTGGCTAATATCGTTGAAATGACGGGTAAGCGCTTTGGCAAATTGATCGTCATTGGGTTTGTATGTACTTACAAGAAAAAACGCCTCTACCACTGCCAATGCGACTGCGGCGGTATGGTCGTGGCGGTTGGAGCAAGTCTCCGCAATGGCAATCACGTCACCTGCGGCTGCGGTAGGCGCGAGCGGATGATGAAAATTCTCAAAACGAAATGGGGGTATGAGGATGTTAACGCAACAGGAGTTCGAGCAGATCAAGCTAACTTTGCTCCACATGGGCGGGATCAATCGGGGGAACGGGAAGTTCTTGGGACACGATCTCGTGATGAGCGTGATCCAGGGCTATGTGCAGCAGCGTCATGAGGGTAGCTTTAGCGGGTCTATAACCGGTATTGCGAATGGTCAGAAATTGACGGCCAATATTCCCTTTTGCAATCCCACCTCAGAGGAGTTCTTCCGTGTCAAAGCCAATTGAGGAAGAGATCGCCGATTCTTGCGCCGTGATCCAGGAAACCCTCGCTCACATACGGGACATTATGTACGAGCTAAAAGAGCAGGTGGTACAGAATACTCCCGACAAGGGGGTTGATCGCCTGCTTTGCCCCAAGTGTGACGTTTTCTTCTGCGAGCACCAGAAACCTTGAACTTTCTCCTAGCAGGAGGATGTATGTCATTGTATCCTCTAGGAAATCACACCCGGGGACTTCATGCCGAGCATTGACGAGATCATCGCCAAGTTTAATGGTCCACACGTTACGCACTTGAAGCTTAGCGTGCTGAGCATGATGTATCGCCCCAAGCTGCTAGAGATCGCCAAGCTGGGCAAGCTCATCTCGGAAGCTGAGCCGGAAGTGTGCCCTCCCGAGTCGCTGCGCTCAATTATGCGCAAGCTCATTTCAGAGCTGGAGGCTATGTGAGCAAGAAGGTAGCTGCAAAGGCACCTGCAATAAAAGGTCGTCCCACCCTTTACGATCCTAAGTATTGCGAAATGCTAATCGAGCATATGGCTAAGGGTTTCTCGTATGACAGCTTCTCTGCTGTAGCGAATGTTCATGTTGACACCTCAACGAATGGGCCAACAAACACGAGGCTTTTTCCGCGGCCAAAAAAGAAGCGTTCAGTAGAAACCTTCTCTTTTGGGAGGATGCGGGCATTTCAGGTATGCAAAACAAGTTCTTCAATGCAACTGTTTGGATATTTAATATGAAGAATCGCCACCGCTGGCGTGACAACAAAGACGTTAACATGGTCCAAGATATTAAGATGGTCAACACCATCAAAGAAGACCTTAAGAAGCTCTCCGGCGACGAGCTCCTCGCTTTAGTGAAGGGCAAAGAATGATCGTACACGCCGATTGCCTTGACTCATACCTGCGTTCCATGCCTGAAAATTCGATTGATTCATCTAGTTACCGATCCACCAGCAGGTATTTCGTTCATGGGCAAAGCGTGGGATACCTACTCAGGCGCAATGATTTCATCCCTTCATATGACTGGATGATCTTTACTGAGTGCCTGCGCGTGATGAAGCCTGGTGCGCATGGACTTGTCTGGGCAATACCTCGTACGTCGCATTGGACTGCAACGGCGCTTGAGAATGCGGGTCTGGAAATCAGAGATATCGTGCACCACATAAATGGCGCGGGATTTCCGAAATCGCACAACGTGGAAAAAGCACTTACGAAAATTGGTGAGCTTGAAGCAGCAGAAAAGTTTAAAGGCTATGGGTCAGCGCTTAAGCCGGCGGTAGAAGAATGGATTCTAGTACGCAAGCCGCTCAGCGAGAAGACAGTAGCAGCTAATGTGCTGAAGTGGGGAACCGGTGGGATTAATGTTGATGCAAGCCGCGTGAGGATGAATCAAGGCGACACATCAAGCTCATTGCGTCCTTGCAGAATTAGACAGGATAAAACAGATCATAAAGATTCTATTTTTGGTTCCGAAAATGATTCATACAAAAATAATACTCTCGGTGCATCCCAAGGAAGGTTCCCCGCCAACTTACTCCTGAGTCATCTTGAAACTTGTGAGGAGTTGGGGACTAGGGAGGTTAAGGGCACCAATTCAAGTAGCAACCGCAATTCCAAAGCATCAATGTTCGGCATAGGCGAAACCGATAAGCCTCAACGTGGCCACGATATCGACGGGAATGAAACCGTCCCCCACTTCGCTTGCACAGAAGGATGTCCGGTCGCTGAATTGGATCGGCAGTCTGGTGTGCTTAAGAGCGGGGCACGTAAAGGGACAGGTAAACCTAAGTACAAGTCAAATGCCTATTTTGATTCCGCTACGCTTGATTCGACTACTTGTGATTCCTCTGCTGGTGGCGCTTCCCGCTTCTTCAAGACCTTCTGCTACTATCCTAAAGCTTCACGCAAGGATAGAGGGGAAGGAAACACGCATCCAACGGTTAAATCGACAAAATTGTGCGAATACCTAATCACCCTTGTCACGCCACCGGGGGGAACCTGCCTCGACCCCTTTATGGGCTCAGGCTCTACAGGCGTTGCAGCTAAGCGCCTAGGCTTTGGGTTCATCGGCATTGAGCGTGAAGCTGAGTACTATGAGATTGCCAAGCGTAGATTCGAGGCGGCGATATGATTTTCCTCCGAGATCTCGCCCGCAACGACAAAGCGGTAGGCATGATTAGCTCAGCTGATTGTCTGCTCATTGCCCAGGCTCTTTACCTCGTAGTTGATCTCTGCAATGGGATCTTTATCAAGTTCTTAGTCCCCCGTTCAATGCGTGAGAAGCTCCTGTCGCTGCGTATGCTTGCTGCTACATTGAGCCGCACGCCAGAGGAGCGTTGCTCATTCGGGGATGCAATTGCCAAAGAAATGGAGCGTGATCGTGAGAGGTGATGACAAGATAGAGTGGGTGCTGCCTGCCGTCCCTCAGGCTCAGCTTGATGAGGCAGCCGAGAAGGCGAAAGCGTTGCAGAATGAGCGCTTCATGGCAAAGGTGCAGCATGAGTACGATGATTTTCGCGCCATGCGTCAGTATGTGATTGAGCACCTTCCTTACCTCCAGGGCAAGACCGTTCCGGTGGAGATTACGAGCATCCAGCTGCTCGAAACGCATGAGTGCTTGATACTTAATAACCTGATACTCGTGCCCTTCGGTGAGGCCCGTGAGATGATTGCAACGCTTAAACGCAAGGATAAAGACAATGACAAGACTACCAACGGATGAAGAGAAGACAGCTACAGTTGAGGTATTGAAAGATATTGCTCAGCTCCTCAAGGTGGGCCAGTTCAACCTCCAAGGTGAGTTCGCCCAGCGGTTGGTGCGGGCTCAGCAATGGTGCAGCATTATGATCGGACAGATGGAGCCAGCAGCTCCTCCTCCCGAGCTTAAAGTCGTTGAGCCCGAGGTGGTTGATGGCGAAGCTTAAGATAGCCGACCCCCCTGTGGGCAAGGTGCTGATGTTCTTCGGGATTGAGAAGCTGGAGAATGCGCGACCCAACGAGAATTACCGTTGCATACGGCTCAAAGTACGTGACGGGGAGATCATCGAAACTAAGATGTCGCAACCTGATATTAAGATTTGCGCGATCAATGATTTCAAAATCAAGAGCTTTCGCTATTACTCGGAGGATTTAGAACGTGGATAAGAACGTGGATAAGTACCTACCTCCGATTCTTCTTACTATCGCCGTTGCGCTGGTTATCCTTCGCCCGGGTGCGGAGTCCCTTGCCTTTGTAGGGATTGCGGCCTCAATGTGGGCTTTTCAGTATCTCTTCCCCCAGGATCGCCTGGACCGCTTTGTCAAACTCGATGAGGAGCTTGCTCTGATAGAAAAGCGTTGCGACATACTTCAATCGCAGATAGCAGGCTTTGCGGGAGCTGGGGCGCAATTCCGTGAAGAGATGCAGAAGGAGCTTGCCTCCCTCAAGACGGTGATCCAGATGAAACAGTTGGGAAGATGAGTGAGTTGCCCAGCGGAGATAGCGGAGGAGATCCTCGACGAGAATGCCCGAGAGATTCTCTGGGAGCGAGGCTTGCTCACTTACAAGCTATGGCCCCAGCAACGCGTTATATACGATACTATCCGCCAATTACCCCGCACAAGCCAGACTGTGGTTGTTCTCTGTGCGAGGCAATGGGGAAAATCATGCTGTGGGGTGATTCTTGCTCTAGAGGACTGTCTTCAAAATCCTAATGTTCTGGTCATGATTATTGGGCCTTCGATAAAACAGACACGGGATATCGTAAGACCTCGTATGAAACTATTTTGTACCGATATGCCCGAAGGTATGATCAAGAACCTCAAGAGTGAAGATACTTGGTATTTCTCAAACGGATCGGAGCTAAAGCTTGGCGGATTTGACACTAACTCAGCGGCTCAACGCGGCAAGACAATCCATAAGATCTACATGGAAGAAACTTGCGACAGCGAGGGAGACGATTACATTGATTTCTTGCAAAGTGACCTCGCCCCCGCTCTTACTCATTCCCTCCATGCACAAATCATTCACCTTACTACTCTCCCCAAAGTCCCGGACCATCCGTTTGTTCTCGAAACAATACCGGAGGCGGCCCTATCCGGGGCGTATTTTAAATTTACAATTCACGATAACCTCAAGCTCACCCGACACAAGTACGACGCCTGCGTCAAGGTTTGCGGAGGAGAGCATACCACCGCCTTTAAGCGAGAGTATCTATGCGAACAGGTTCGAGACAGTAGTATCATACTAGTTCCCGAATTCGACGAGGCACGGCATGTTATGGAGTGCGCGGCTCCTGCTTATTGCTATTACTGGGTTGGTGGCGACACTGGCATTGTGCGCGATTTATCGGTCTTTCACCTCTGCACTTACGACTTTAAGCGAGCTAAGATCCTCTTCCTCGACGAGTATTCTTGCACTCCCGATATCGGAACAGGTGAGATGGTTTCGAGAATATCTGAAATGGAAGCGGGACGAGAACGTCACGCGCCATATTGATACCGACGCCCGCCTGCGCCTCGATCTCTCGGGGCAGCACAAGTTCATCACCTCACTGCCGCGCAAAGACGAGCTCGAAGCCACGGTCAACCAGGTCCGAGTAGCGCTGCAGAACCTGCGAGCTAGAGATAGATCCTAAGCTGCAAGCTGCTCATAACCACCCTAAGAAGCGGGACCTTTAACCGCACCCGCTCAGACCTGGCGCGCACTACCTCGCTGGGACATATGGACGCATTTATGTCTGCCGCGTATAGTATTAGGCATGCAAATAAATCCAATCCTTATCCTCCGCTTCTCGGCAAGGCGCCGCACACCCATTACCTAGACAACGCGCCTAAGTCTATCGTCAGCAGCGGTTTAAAGAGGGCCTTTAAAATATGATCCCATTAGCACCTCAACAGGATACCGATGCAGTGATTGCCGCCAAGAAGGCCGCAGGGCCTGAGCAGCAGCACGTTCAACTCGTGAGCGATTACTTCGCCGCGGTTCCTCCCGATGAGATTGCCAAAGAGCTCCAGGATAAAGTGGACAAGTATTACAACTACGTAATATCGTCAAACCTTGTCGAGCTCTGGCGCCGTTCCTATCGTGCCTACTATGGTATGCGGGACAACGTAGGTGCTTCGGGCTGGGGAGTGTTCGCCGTGGGCTCATTGATTGCCTTGGGGGATCAAGGCGAGATCGTAGGGGTCAAGGTGAATCACTTTGGCAACTTGATCACCCACCAGCTTGCAATGACGTGCGGTCAGCGGCCCGCGTTGGAATGCCGAGCGGTCAACTCAGACGCGCAAAGCCTTGTGGCAGCTAGCCTTGGCGATGGGATCATCGAGTACTTTCTCCGTGAGCGCAAGATTGAGCGTAACTACTTTTTGGCGATAGAAACCTGCCTCGTAATGGGGGAAGGTTATATCTGCCTTGGGTGGGATGCAACTGCAGGTAAGAAATACGGAGTAGGGCCCAACGGTTCGGTCCTTTATGACGGGGATCTCGTTGCTACCAACTTTACTCCCTTCCAGGTGATCAAGGATGTCACGAAAAACAGTGACGATGAGCAAACCTGGTACATCACGCACAGCAAGAAAAACAAATATGATTTAATGACGAAATACCCCGACCTCGCGCGCCAAATTGACGAGGTGAGCCCCGACATTGACGGAAATACCAGTAAATCAATGGCAGATCCTTCGAAAATCATTGCAATGACGGGGTTTGGTGACAATGAATCCGACGATATTCCCTACATGGAATTTTACCATAAGCAGACTGACGCGCTCCCCGATGGGCGCTACACAATTTTCATCAACGGTGACATATGTCTTTTTGATGGGCCGCTTCCTTTCCGTGAAGTACCAGTGTATCGGGTATCCCCCCGGGACATTATCGGCACGCCTTTTGGATGGTCCTTGGCATTCGACATCCTGGGGCTGCAAAGTCTTGTGGACAAGCTCTACACTTGTGTGAGCTCGAACGTGCTTGGCTCCGCGGTGCAGAACTTGTGGAGCCCTCCCAACAACGGGGTTAACGTTACTGAGCTGGGCGGCAATCGCTCTCTCATTGAAAGCATGGTGAAGCCGGAAGTTCTCCAGCTGCTTTCCACTGCTCCCGAGGTCTATAATTACATCAACAAAGTTGAACAGGTGATGGAGACGCTCGCCGGGATCTCCGCTATCAATCGCGGTGATATGCCGAGCAATGATATGAGCGGCAGCGCCATGGCCTTCATGGCAAGTCAGGCAATCACCTTCCAAAGCGGCCTTCAATCCTCTGCAAACATGCTCCTCGAAGGGCTCGGCACGGGTGTGGTGAATATCCTAAAGGACTTCGCCCATACCCCTAGGCTTGCAATCATTGCGGGCAAGCAAAATCGTCCGCAAATTAAGTCATTCCAGGGATCTGACCTCGAGCCCATCAACAACGTGATATGCGACTCAACATCGGCGCTGAGCAAAACCACGGCAGGTAAGATCTCGATATCCGACAACCTACTCAAGGCGGGGATGATCTCCACGCCGCAGGAATACATCACCTTGATTAAAACGGGTCAAATGGAGCCGCTTACCCGAGGCACTGAGATGGAGAACTTCCTCATTCAGCAAGAGAACGAGAGCCTGCTGCAGGGGCAGCCCGTACAGGCGCTCAGGATCGACAAGCACGCTCAGCATATCGAGGAGCATAAGACGCTCTTATCCTCCCCTTCATCGCGTCAGGATGCACGTTTAGTGCAATCAGTGCTCGACCACATTACGGAGCATGAGAAGCTCGCACAGATGATGCAAGCGACCGATCCCGCGTTTCTAGCAGCTACAGGGCAACAGCCTCTGCCATTCCCTGCTCCTCAGGCGCCTCCGCAACCCGCAGGCCCACCGCAACGCGTAGGCCCTCCTGGGTTATCGGGTGCGCCAGCGGGTGTGGCTGGCACGGTGAATCCTACTAATCCCATGGCCCAACAGGCGCAGAAGGTGAAGCAACCTCATATGCCGAGCCTGCCCAAGGGTGCCGACCCAACTACCCAGCAAAGTTATGGACAGATACAACAAGCACAAGGACATTAACGTATGACAGAAGGTATTTCTCTTCCCGCTGGTGCATTTGCTGCAATCAAGTCAGGCACGCCTGCCGCCGCTCCAGCCGCCCCTGTGAAAGCTGCGCCCGTTGCTGCTCCTAAGGTAGCCGAGCCAGAACCGCCTAAGGATCTTACTCCTGCTGAGAAAAAGATATGGCGGCTCAAAGCTGACGGCGAGGAGTTTGACTTTGACGCGTCGGATGAGGAGGCCGTAAAGCGGGAAATCATGAAGGCCCGCGGTGCCGACAAGCGCTTCCAAGCCGGGGCCGATCTCCGCAAGCAGGCCGAGACCTTCTTTGAAATGCTTAAATCCCCTGCTCAATTGCGCAAGGTGCTTGAAGATCCTCGCATCGGGGTGGATGTTAAGAAGTTTGCAGAAGATTACGTCTGGGAGCAGATCCAAGAGCAGCAGATGACGCCCGAGCAGAAGCTGCAGCGGGACCGTGACCGCAAGCTTGCCGAGTACGAGGCGAGCGCAGAGAAGGCCGCAACGGAACGTAAGCGCCAGGAGCAGGAGCAGCGCCAGGCTCGTTATGAATCAGACTACGAGGCCAAAATCACCCGTGCGCTTGATATCGGGGGCATTCCTAAGACGCATGCATCGGTAGCCCGTATGGCTGATTACCTCCACAAGGCAATCGGGCATGGGCACGATCTCTCGCCGGAGGAGCTGGTGCAAGAAGTGCGCAAGGACTACCTCAACGATTTCTCATCGGTGCTCTCAGCTGCCGACGGTGACCAGCTCCTCTCGCTTATCGGGGAAGCCAACGCCGAGAAGCTGCGGAAGGCCGACCTCAAGCGGCTTAAGACAACCCAGAGTAATCCGTTTCCCCAACGCTTACGCCAAAAAGAATCTCCCTCAGCAGTTAAGGGGATACAGAAGCAGAGCGGCTCCGACTGGAGAGAAGGCGCTATCAAGGATTTTCTCAGCCGCCCGCGCTAGCCTTATTGCTTTCCCCAATGTCATGCCCTACCATATTCCCATATACGTAAAAGCAATGATGATCCTTCGGGGTCTACCCCCGCTTTTACTCTCGCCTGACGTTTGGATGCGTAAAGCTACCCACATAAACGACTAGGCAAAAGCAATAAGTCTACACAATTTAATACACACAAAATCACAGGATGGATCTCATATGGGTACCTATACGAATGCCAACACCCTCACCAGCTTGAATACCATGTTCAAGTATGTTCAAGACAAAGCACAGTCGCTTCTCCCCGAAAATGCCGTGCTAATGAAGATGGTTCCAGAAGTAACGAGCAACACGGAGGAAGGTAGAAAATACTTGCTTCCTGTGCAACTTTCGCACGAGAACGGAATCACGTTCGGCGACGGAACTGTATTCGCACTTAACAACGCTTCTAGTGCGGTATATTCAGAGGTTTCTGTAGATTCTTACCCGATGGTTTTGCTTACTCAGATTTCTGAGTCAGTAGCAGGCCGTATGGCAAACAGCGAAAAATCGTTCATCACCGAAAGTACCATGCGTGCTGAAGTAATGATGAACTCGCTCGCACGTTACTACGAGATGTCGATGTTGTATGGTCAAAGCACCAACGGCATTGGCACGTCGATCCAAACCACCTCAACGGCCTCAGGTACCACCGGTACCTGTTACGTTACGGTGGCTCAGTGGAGCCCAGGAATCTGGGCCGGTGCAGTCGGCATGCAGGTAAATTTCTACGATGGTACCGGAGCGCTTGTCTCCTCAAGCACCGACTCGGTATTTACGGTTACGTCAGTATCTGCATCAACTAAAAGCTTTGCATTAAGTGGCTCGTCAACCGGGATAACTGCTCTTTCTACCGCATTCGGCTCTTACAGCTGTGTGATCGTAATCAATGGCGCCGGTGGTACCAGCGCCGTTAACGGTAACATCATGCTGGGCCTCGAAGCTCAGATCGTGGGCGCAGCAACCATCTTCGGTATCTCCGCCTCTACTTACTCACTGTGGCAAGGTCAAAGCTACTCGGCCTCTAGTGCTTCGCTCACCATGGGCAAAGTGCTTGCAGGTGTAGGCTTAGCAGTCGGCATGGGCGGCCTCAACAGCGAGCTCGCCTTGATGGTCGGTGCGGCTACCTTCCAAAACCTTAACTCCGACCAAGCAGCGTTGCGTCAATACGACGGCAGCTACAAGAGCGGCAAAGAAAGCGATAACGGCTTCGAGGATCTCGTCTATCACGGGCCAAACGGTAAAATCGTTGTCTATGTGAACAATGTCGTTAAGGACGGGGAAGCCTATGCCATCCCTAAAAAGTTCGTGAAACGTGTCGGCGTTCACGAGATCTCGTTTAAGCGCCCAGGCAAAGACGACGAGTTCTTCCAAGAAATCCCCGGTTACGCTGGTTACTCCCTCCGCGCGAGTGGTGACTTCTGCGTCCTTTGCGAGCGCCTTGCTCAATGCGTCAAGTTTACTTCAATCGTCAACAGCTAAAACTAACTTTCGAGGGTGAGTGGGGACGCCTCCGCTCGCCCTCTCTCTCCTTGGAGTACTTATGTCCAATACCTCATTTGTGATCACCCTCTCGGTACCTTCTGGGGTAACGGAGATGGGCAAATACATAAAAGACACGAGCGAACCTCGTGAGTCCTGCCGCTCCCTTTCTCACCTGTTCGACCGTATTGCTCAAGGCAACATGGTAGGCCAGGGCCCGGTGAGCTGGGACATTCAAACCTCAAGCGGTGTAGTAGCTCGGGCTACTCAGGTGCTCACCCTTACGTATGCGAGTATCAGCAACAGCGATACCTGCGTCGTTGCGGGGGTCACGCTTACCTGTGTGACGGGCACTCCCTCCGGCGCGCAATTTAAGAAGCAAACCGACGCGCCCACCACAGCAGCAAACCTTGTTGCCCTGGTTAACTCGCTTGCTACCCTAAATATTTATGTAAAAGCATCAAATGTTTTGGGGGTTGTCACCTTCACTGCGCTGGCTCCTGGCAAGGTTGGAAACTTCCTGACCTTGGTAGGATCTACTGGCATGGTGGCGACGGGCTCTACCTTTACCGGTGGCACCGGCGGCTCTGAAACGGTTGCCGTACACTACGCACGGGGTTAAGAATGAATAATGTATACAGCAGCACGGTACTAGCCGCTCAGACGTTGGCTACTACCACCAACCAGCAGATTGATCTTAAAGGGTACGACCTCGTCTCTTTGCAGGTTAATTACCTTAATGCAACTACGGCGGGTAAAACTTTTACCACCGTAAATCAGACCACCGGCGCCGCAACGATAACTGCTCATGGTCAAGTATTAGGTAGCGTGGGGCAGTTAACTACGACGGGTGGGTTACCAACAGGGCTCTCTACGTCAACCAATTACTACCTAATAATCGTGGATGCAAATACCGTAAAGTTTGCAACCAGTTTAGCGAATGCGGTGGCGGGTACTGACGTAGCATTGTCAGGAGCCGGGACAGGGACTCAAACCTTTACCCCGACTACCTCAGCGGGCAACGTAATCAAGGCGCAGTTTAGTAATGATGGGGTCTACTTTACCGATATCACCACCACCAACTTTCCTTCGTGCCCTGTTGCTACGGTGACAGTCTCGACCTCAAGTGGTGCGGGGGTTCTGTGGGATTTGCAACGTCCTGCTGCGAGGTACGTCAATATAAGTTACGCGCCATCGGCCGGTCAAATAACGTTCTCCGTGATTATGAATGTGAAAAACGATAGGTGATAAATGGCAACTTCTGTCACGTTCAATAGCTCGACCTACGTTGTCCCTGCGATTGCCGATGCATCCTGGGGAACTAATGTAAGTAACTACCTCATCGCGATCTCAACGGGCTGCTTGCAGAAATCGGGCGGCTCGTTTACCCTCACTGCTGAGGTCTCCTTTGGGGCTACTTACGGGCTTAAAGCGCCGTACTATAAATCTGCTTCGGCGAATATCGCTGCGGCAGGTGTAGTGCTCCTCGCTAATGCGGATACCATAAATTTTAGAAACTACGCCAACAGTGGGGACGACGTTCTCTCGGTTGATAGTTCTGATAATCTCAACTGGAATTCAGCGATACTGCTTACGGCATCTAACTCTCAGGTGCTTACCAACAAGCAGCTCTCTGATTCAACGGTGACGTTTATAAACGTTTCCGATGCGACAAAAGTGCTCCAGGTGAGCCTTGGGAGTGCGACTACCGGCACCAAGACTACCCTGGCCTTTTCGCAGAGCACGAACCGTACGCTTACCCTTCCCGATGCGACCGATACCTTAGTGGGGAGAGGGACTACCGATACTTTCAGCGGCACCAAAACCTTTGCAAATGGTGCATTGGTGCTTGCTGGCTCATCTTCAGGTGGTATGACGGTTGAGGCTCCTGCAGCTGCTTCCACTTACGTGGCCACCCTCTTTGCCGCAACGGATACCATCGTCGGGAGAACCACGGCAGATACCTTCTCGGGGATAAAAACATTTAATGACGGCAAACTGGTTCTCGCAGGCTCATCCTCGGGTAGCATGACCATCAAAGCGCCTGCGGCTGCCTCGACCTATGTTGCCACGCTCTTTGCCGCAACGGATACGGTGGCTGCGGTAGCGTTGCAGCAGACCTTTACTAACAAAATCTTCTCGGATTCTACCTGCGTCTTTGGCAACGTCTCAGATGTAACTAAGACGCTCCTCTTCTCCCTTGGTGGGGCTACTACTGGCAAAGCAATGACGATTGCCTCGAGCCATACCAATGCGAGAACCTGGACGATCCAAGATACCTCCGATACTTTTGTCGGCCTATCAACCACCGACACCATGAGTAACAAAACTTTTGTAGCTCCCGTTCTCGGCGCGGCAACGGCTACCAGTATAAATAAAGTAGCATTCACAGCCCCTGCTACGAGTGCTACTCTTACGATTGCCAATGGTAAGACATTCACCGCGAGCAACAGCTTGACGCTTGCCGGTACTGATTCAACCACTATGACATTCCCTAGCAGTAGCGATACCGTAGTAACGCTCGCTGCTACCCAGACTCTGACTAACAAGACGCTGACCACTCCAGCGGTGACGGGCCTCACCGGTTCTCTCAACGGAGCCACCGGTACCTTGGCAGATGTTACCGGCCTAGGCATTCGAGACACCTCGGCAGCCTACGATGTGACCGTTACAATGACTTCGAGCACCACGCTTGGAGCTGCAAAGACGCTTACGATTGATAACCAGAACGCAAGCAATACAATTAAGATTATTCCTCTTAGTTTATTCTCTACGCTGAGCGACGGGACATCGGGGCAGGTACTCTCGACGCTTGGAACCAACACCGGATATGCCTGGGCAAGTGCATTAACAAGCTCCCTCGGTCAATACAATACCTTCGTTGGTAACTCCGCAGGAGCAGCGACTGGCGTTAATACCAACCTCCTCGGAAGTGTCTCTGCATCGGTATCATCACAGTCCTATACCGTGACCCATGCGAGCCCTGGTGTTATGACAGTAACGGCAGCGCCTCCCACAGGTACAACCTGCTATGTAACGGTCAGCCAAAACGGCTACACCGCTAACGTAACCTATTGGATTTACAACGTTTCTTCAACGACCATGCAACTATGCACCACGTACGCAAACGCCGTGGCCGGGGTAGGCATAAATACCACTGCAGCTACAGCCGGAACGATCGTGAGCGGGGGCCTTATAGCTTCTGCTCCTTCTACACCGACTGTCCAAAAATTCACGAGTTCTAGTGGTACCTATACCACTGCAATTGGTGCGAAATGGATTCGTGTTCGTATGGTCGGTGGTGGGGGTGGTGGCAGCGGTGGTGGTGATGGAGCTGCCAACGGCTCGGCTGGTTCGGACGGTACGTCCTCTACATTTGGAACGTCTCTTCTCTCGGCAGGTTTGGGGAAGGGTGGGCCATGGGGGGGCGCTGGAGCAGCCGGTGGGACTTCATCACTCGGAAGCGGACCTATTGGCACTGCTCTCACGGGGGGTATGGGTCAACAA